TAACCTTTTTTCTTCATAGCGCCGCCCATCTTACGCTTGGCAACGCCACCGCGCTTCATGCCTTTTTTCTTCATGGCCCCGCCACGAGCCATACCTTTTTTCTTTTTCTTCATCACCATGATAAATCTCCTTTAGCGATTTCTGCTGGGCATCTGCCCAGCACCAGCCATTTCTTTACGAGGCGAACACATCATGCCGCCCTTCTTCATGCGAACCGTGCCACCACTTTTTTTGAATCCCATCTTATTGCGGACGGCTGTGGGTAACTTGGGCAACCCTTTGTTGTCGGGAGGTATGTCTTTTAGAGCCATTACTTTTTCTTCCTTCTCAATGCTTTTACACGGCGCGGCTTACCAGCCGGCTGACCTATGCGCTTCTTCTGATTAATCCTACTACGCTTTTCTTTAGCAGTCATCTCTGATGCTGTTTTGGGGGTTTTCGACGAAATCCTCTTAGTGGGGCGGCAATATGGAGTACCCCGTTTTTCACCTTTACGACGCCCACATGCCTTACCAGTCCTCTGGTCCTTCCAGTCCTCTTTGAACCATCTTTTAAGCGCAAGACCACTTTTTGTTTTCCTAACCGCCATCGTTTAACTTACCTCTGTTGAAAGTATAGCCAAATGAGAAACCCTATGCCGCTTGCCACTATGAGTAAAAAGACTATAACACTGACAACTTCTACAAATTTACGGCGACGTTCACGTTGCCTGTATAGGGTTTCCTGTCGTTGTTTTCTAATCCTACCTTCCATACGAACAAGCTCTTCCCAGTGAGACCTGCCCATTGTAAGTCCAATCCAGTTTTGCAACTCCAGACGTTGTTGCTGCGCCTTCTTTTTTGCCGCAAAAACCTCGATAGCTTCTTGTTCGACACTCTTTCCGCCGAATAGCTTCTTAAATATAGGAGGGTTCTTAGCTTCTTTTTCTGCTTGATCCAGATCTGATAAAGCGCCCATCCATCTGGACAAGTCAGACGCCATTGCCTCTATATCGCGACCAATCGAGAACCCTTTCTTTATCGCGCTGAAGGCCGCTGAAGCAGTCGCCATTGCAGATACTGGATCCATCAGTATACCTTCGTGTCTCTATCTACCATTTTTGGCAGACAGTAAGATGTGATGTTCTGTCCTTGCTTGTGCAGTCTTTGTGCAAAGTACACGCAGTCGTCGACAGAACGAAAATACATGTCATTACTAACCAGCTTACGTTCTTCACCTACACCAACAAACACGAACAACAAAAACACATGGATCAAGATTGCGTAACCACGCCCTTGGTTCGTTTGCGCCGCCCATTCATAACAGCGCCACAGCCCCGAGCCACCGCAGTTCCCTTTATTGACTTTCCTCGAAAAGGTCTCTTTGATCTTTGCTCTGTGATTTCGATTCCACCGTCAGCCCGTTTACTTTTTTTCTTTTTGCCGCCGGTGCCATAGTTGGCAGCGCCAACTTTTCTGCATTTCGCAATGGCTCCACTAGCATACGCCGACGGGAAAACGCGATATCTCGCTTTAACTTTGTGATAGCATGCATCTTTAGGCATTCTTTCGTTTCCTTCTACTAGCGCAATGTGCTCTCTCGCTGAAACCGCGAGGTCGTTTGCAATTTATCCCTGCCTTACGCTTCTTACTCCACTTTTTCTTTTGCGGAGGTTTCGAAATCTGCTGTCGCATGGAACCGCGCGAGATCGCCATTACCACTCCTCCTGATAAAGTCTTCCCATAACGGCGTTAACATGGCGTTGTTAGAATCAACTTTTGTTGCAATCACCGCCGTGCGTTTATCTACCTCTATGAGGGTTGTAAGGATCCAAACCACAAGAGAAAGAGCCACGCCGCCAACACCAACAACAAGGGCTTTAGCCAAGGTTTTTTCATCTAGCATTTCCACCTCCGTCTTGCCTGACGAAGTCTGCTATTAGGATTCTTTGCAGCTTTGGGGAACTTCTTCATTTGACCAGCACTTCTGGCGCAAAAAGACTTACGCCGCTTTGCGTCTTTGCTGCCCTTTTTTACTTTGCCGGTGACCGCCGTTTTTAACTTTGAGCCTGGATTTGCTCTACGATACGCAGCTACGCCGGCCTTGGTCATCCCCGCCCCAGATTTTGTGGGGCGGAAATTTTTCTTGTTTCTAGGCGGCATCTTGCTGGGTTTACGTGCCATGACACTACCCAAAAAATGCGGTTATAGAATCAATGTTCGTCAGTGTTACGTGACAGCCGTCTTCGAAAATTATTCCATGATCTGGAATAGTGATCTGAGTGTCATCTCCTGCCACGAAAGTCATGGTCAGGAGAGTCGTACCAGATCCGCCGCCACTCCTAAACACAGCAGCAGGACTTCCACTGCTTGCGCTTCTAACGACAAACGACTTGAGTCTATTCCTGCCGCCAATCAAGCTGCCTGTTGCGGTAGCTGTTTTAGCAATAATGGAGCTTGCCATCGCAACCTCCTATTAGCTGTCGGCGAACGGTGTTGCCGCGCTGCCCGATCCTACAAGAACGCCCTGCACAAGATATACATTGTCTTCGATTGCAGTGATTTCCACGTACGATCCTTTGTCACCGCCCGTGGTCGTGCCATTCATCGAAATAACATCGTTGCTTGCACCCGGTACGAAAGTCGAAGAAGCATTGCTATCACCCACAACTTCAAGCGACCCGACGTACTTATCAGTGCCATCTGTTTTGATGTCACAGTCGGAACAGTCAGTGCCCACAAAGAATGTGTAACGAGCGCCGAGAGTGTCAGTTGAAATAGTTGGGAGAGTAATCGCACCGTCTGCATCATTCACTTTAATGATACGTCCGACATGATCGTCATAGGTAAGAGTGGTCTCTGCGGTGATGTTAACCATCGCATTAGCACCCTGTGCGGTGAACCCGCGCTGGGACCGTACCGGACCCGAAAAGGTTGTTTTTGCCATGTTGTGCTCCTGTCTTGGCAAGTGTCAGACCTACAATAGGTCTGTCAGGTACTAGAGTATACTACCCGAAAAAAACGGGGGCTGCAATCGCAGCCCCCGAAGTAACTAAACCGTGTGCAAAAGTTTAGTTAGGGAGGAACTCACGCTCCTGGTGACCCAAATACGCAACGCGGATCTGAGAAACCAAATGAGTAACGCTCACGAGCCTTGAACCGCATGTTGCCGGTATCGAAATCCGGATCCATGTTGGTTGCAAGAGCAAGTCTCTCAAAGTGCTTGAAGCCATTCGGAGTGTCCGTCTTGATGAAGAACGCATCCGTGTCGGTCAGGAAGTCGTTGACGACATACCCTTCCGGCAGCATGCCCATGCTCTTGAGAGCGTTAACATCGTTGTCAGCACTGCCGACACGAAGGTTTGACACCAACAGACGTTCAGCAATGAACTGAAGCTGACGTGGAACAATCAGTTTCATGCCCCGAAGAGCAATGATCATTCCGCGCTCATCCACAAAGCCAGCGATGCTGATCAGGAAATCTTCCAAAGAAGTTTCGTTTAGATCGGCTGCTGTTGAAGGCTCATTAGCAAACGTGCCACCATTGGTCAGTGGGTGGTCAGTAGCACAAAGTGCCTTGCCATCACCACCAGCAGTAGCCCCTGCCGTGAACGCGTTGTTAAGAACCGAAGCGGCCTTAACTTGCTTGGTGTGTGCCATTGACCGTGCGAGTGCACGGGTATAGCGGGACGCTAGACGGTCATAGAGGTTGTCTTCCACCGCTTCTTCGGTGATAGAGAAACCCATTGCAACTGTCTCGTGGTTATACCTTGCGGTATACGCCTCTTGTGCGTCATCGAAGGTGATCCCGGAACCTTCCTGCTTAACAGGAGCGGCACCAAAACCAGACAACATGACCTCTTCTTCAAAGGCACGATCTGATGCCTCTGTGTCAAAGATCTCTGCATGCTGACCTTCGTAGCGAGTGTATTCCATTCCGAAAAGAGCGTTAAGACCAGGCTCAAGCTCTTTCGCGAGTTGTGCGCGACTAATAGCCATGACTTACCCTCCTTTAGGATGCTGTCGCATCGACATCAGAGCCGAGCAACGCGTGG